AAATTAACCCTACCATCATTATCTACATTCCACCTCCATTTTACTACATGTTCAGGGGTTAAACCAGTTACTTTATTAATTCTAGGAACCCAAAATACATCTACTTTATCATTCATAGTAATAACTGATTCAATCATACTCATTAAATAATCATCTGGGTATTCATCAGCATCAATTTGAAAGATATAGTCACCTGAGCAGTGTTCTTTTAAGTTATTTTTAAATGAAGCAAAATCACCTTCTAAAGGAAATTCAATTACTTTAAAACCTACAGAATAATAAGTAGAGAATTCTTGTAATACTAAATATACCTCTTGTGTAGTATTTCCTTTATCACATTGAACTACAATTTCGTCTTGTTCACGCTTGTGTTTAAATAAATAGTTTAAAAGATATTTTATTTCTTTCCACTCATTACATACTGGTATAGCATAACTTATTGTCATTATTCGGAAATGTTGAATAGTCCAATATAATCCATAGCTTCTATAAAATCACGCTCTTTAAAATAAGAAGCGTTTTTCATATCCATTTTATAAGTAGCATCTTCTGGGAAGTTAGATTTTTCTTCTTTGGTAAGTTCTTTAGCAGGACAAGCTACCCAATTCCAATCTTCAGTTGATGTACCTTGAATGAATATCATTCCCTTACTTTCAATGTTAATTGTAGAAGGGATCCATGTAAGACCATTTTTATCTATTGATGCTAAATCTTTATAAATTTCAGGCAATACTTCTAACTGTTCCTCTAAAAACTCACTATCTTCAGTCATTAATGTATTAGTAGTAAAACCACATCCATAACACATATAAACTTTATAATCTGCTCCTAAGTTATTTTCATAACAAGCATCACTACTACATCGTGAACATGTACTTAAATTATCCTTCTGCATTTTCTATTTTTTTAAGTTTAGGTAAATTTAACTTTGGGAGTTCTAGTTTTGGAAGTTCTAATTTAATTTCTTTTGGAAACTCAGGTACATATTGATCTAAATACCCTTTTAATTGACTAACCATTTTATCAAAATTAAATTCTGTACGGCTTTTATATGCTTGACGAATTGCTTTTTCTTTATAATTTTTATAATTAGTAAACATATCTCTCATGGCCATAACTGCGGCTGTATTATCAACTCCAAACCATTTAAATTCTTTCATTAATACATCTTTTACTACTGAGCTATCATCTAATTGGTGGAGTTCACCTGGGAGGAGGGACGTAAATTCGGGGTTTAGGAAATCAAGGTGTCCACTCCAGTTTGTAGTAATAATGGGTTTTTTGGTTAAACTAAATTCAAGTAATGGGCGACCAAATCCTTCACCTTTAGTTAAATTAATCATAGCTTTAACTTTACTATGTGTATAAATTTCATTCATTTCTTCATCAGTAAATTCACCATGAAGTAAATAAATATTAGGTAAAGTACGGGCATCTTCTACTGAGTTGCGGATAACATCTATTCTTTTAAGAATTTCGTTTCTATCCATATACGAAGTTCCTACTGTAGAAGTTTTTAAAATTAAAGCAGGTGTTTTCTTTTTATTTTTAAATGCTTCAAAAAATAATCTAACAAGTAATCCTACATTTTTTCTATCATGGCCTAAATTACCTTGCATCCAATGCCCAACAAACAGATAAGCAAATTCTTCTTCAATCTCACTTAAATCAAAGTTAGATTTTTGGGGTTGATAAACGTTTAAATCAGCCCCTTCAATTAATATTTCTATAGGTTTTTGTAATCCATACTCTCCTACCACTTGATTAGTATTTTTATCCCTTTGTTCAAATTTAATACTTTTAAATATATTAGCGCTGTGGGTAGAAGAAGTTAACACTAAATTCATTCTGTTACATCCTTCAATCCATGAAGGGTGGCATCCTGTGGTTTCAATTCCTGCTGTCAATCCTATGTTATATTTTCCTACAGATTGGAATTCATTAGGTACAGTAATTTGGCACCAGATTTCAGGTTGTTTTGGGAGTTGATTTCCTACGGGGAGAAGATAAGGGGTTAAAAAATGCCACTTAGGGTGGTCTTTTATAAACCCCCAAGGTGTTTGACCCCATCTTTGGGGTAAAACTTTAACATCATATTCATCTAATTCAATTAAAGCCTTTACAAAATCTCTAGCTCTCGCTCCATAACCGCTGTACGTGTCAATCGGACAGCTTACTATAAACATCGGTTTCATTAATATACTAAATTATGTTGTATAACTTTTTTCTTAAGGGGAGTTGATTTAACTAACTCATATTTAACTCTAGGTTTCCAAGTTTCAAATAACTTTTCTACATTTTCTATAACTCTTTCACCTTGAAGTTCAGCAGTAAATCCTGCTTCATTTCCTGTAGCCCATTTTCTTGCCATTAAGCCTATAGTTTTTCTTCTTTCAGGGCCTAGTTTATAAACTTCCATAAGTTGGTTAGCAGCATCACTAGCTTCACACCTATCATCAAAAATATAAGGAGTTGGGGGTGACCCCACAATTGAAATGCTAGTAGGAAATACTGGGAAAGCCCACGGCCCACATTTTTTAAATGTGCCTCTATGGTTTGAAGGGAATAATTCATCAAACTCAATCCAAGTACCATTTGTAGTTTCAAACCGCATTTGATCTTGCATCCCTCCTGTAACATTAGCAATAATAGGATTACCCGCTAACATAGCTTCAGTTAAACTTAATCCCCATCCTTCATTTGAAGTAAGTTGAATTTGAACATCTGTACTGTTATATAACAAATTCATTCCCTCTGTAGAAAGCTTTTGTTCATGTATGATTACATTATATCTCTCATTATCGCCACAAAGCATGTCTATTACTGCTGGGAGATCAGTACCATTAGGGTCTGTAGCTTGAGTGTGAAGAACTAAAACACATTTTTTAGCCTCTTCTAAGGACAATTTATCTACAAACTGGGTAAATGCCCAAATAGTATCAGGAACTTGTTTACGCCTAATATTTCTAGAATTAAAAAAAGCTACAAAATCATATTCTTTTCCTTTAAATAAAGTCTTTTTAAACTCTACTAATTTAGAATCATCTTTATCTAAAGGTTTATAAATATTATGATTTAAACCATGAGGAACATATTCAATAATTTTGTTTTGTGCTTTTTCACCCAAAACAATTTTGTTAATGTTGACAGTTTGTTTAGAAATCCCCATTAATAAATCACATGATTCATAGAATGCTTCATTGTAACGTGGGGCGGGATAATCATCCCAAATATTAAGATAAATAATTGGGATTTGTTTGCGGATTTCTCCTTCCATTTGAAATAACCAAGTCCAATATCTAGGATCAGTAATAATAAAGATAGCATCTGGTTTTTCTAGACTAATAATTTGTCTTAAAAAATCAGGATTTCCATACCCATTAGAAGGATAAATTATTACTGAAGAATCATTGATTTGGGATTCGGCATTTGTGCTTTCGCTTAAATCTAATCGTTTTCCTGCTTCGGGGTGTTCAATTGCAGCTCCTAAATTAACATAATTAAAGTGATGGGCGGTATGAATTACTATTTCTTTTGCAATTGTTCCTATACCAGAATGGGTTCTAATATCGTCACACATCAACAAAATTTTCTTTCGTTGATCTTTTGGAATATAACCTTTTTTCATTTTTGTTATTCTAAATCTAAATTATTATGATTATGGATTTGTCGTTTAAAATCCTCATCTGTAAGATACAAATGAACACATCTGTCAGCAAGTTTTTGGAAAGAAAACTTATGTCTAACACATGCCACTTTAAATTCTTCGAATAATTCACTTTGAATCTTTACGCTTGTTAATGTTAAATCTTTTTTCATAGCTATATATTTTATATATAAATATACGTAGAATCAGGAAGATGCATGCTTATTGCACAATTTTTCATCCCCATTAAAAGGACACCATTCACATAACTTTGATACTACTTTAGGGTGTTCTTTTTCTTGATACTTGCCTTTAGGTGTAAAACATTCACTAATAAATTCATCTAATATTTTACTAGCTTTATTAAGTTTATTTCTCCCAGCAGCAGGTTTGTGTAATTGTACTCTATGAATTGGATAATCACTACTTTCCCATACTTTTCTACGTACAATAAAAAATTCTACTTCTATATTTTCAAATGGAATTCCATACTGTTCGTTAAAAAACTTTTTATAAAGAACTAACTGCATTTGTTTAGTTTCGTCCTTTTTAGCTTTATCATTCCATCCTCTAGTAGACGTTTTTATATCGTAAATATGAAATTTATTTGTAGGTTCATGATATAATACCATATCAATAAAACCCTTGTATACTAAATTTCTACCAACGTTCATCACAATTGGTAATTCAATACCCGCAAGATACCATCCTCGTTTACTAAAGTATTGGTTGCGTTTTTTCTTGATAAAATCAAGAATTGCTACTCCATCTTCAAAGAATTCCCTTAATTCCTCGGGGGATGAGTAGTGAGTATTGGAGTTCTTTTTATATGATTCTTGGTACAGATTAATAAATTTTTCCTGGAAGAGTTCTTCTAGGTTCATTTCATCTGCTTTAGCGCCTGATTCTTCATATAAGACAGTAAGCCAATCTTGGATTACTTCGTGCATTGAAGTACCAAACGTAAAGTGGATTGAAGGAGAATCATCATAATGTCCATCCCTATATTGAAGTGCCCACTTATGTGGGCAACTTCTATAAAGTGATATTTGGGAATAAGAAATAGTCTTTTGGTAAGCGTAATTTACCTCAGGCAATTCCTTATTTTGTATCTCCTTGAGTATTTGGGGCTTTTTCGCCATATAATTTTTCTAATTTTTCTAAGTAAAGTATAGCATCCATAAGTTCTTCTTTCATATGCTTAACAAAATCTTGAAATGATAAATCTTCCCTATCTAAGTCGGTGCCATACTTTTTTTTACCAAACTCAGCTCGTTTAGTAAATTGTTCTATAACTGAGGTTACTATGCTGTCCATCATTTAAACATTTTAGCTACTTCTGTAGATTGGTAACCTGCTTTATATAATATATCTTCTAAAACATCATTATCCAAAGTAGTGACAGCAGTAGCTGCTTCACGAGTAGAACATTCATAAATTTTAGAAAGTGCTTCTACTAATTCAGTTGTAGGTTGTTTCATTTTTGATTTAATATATTTAAGCCAAACATTTTGTTTTGGGAGTAAACCACAATATACTGTGTAGTATTTTTCTTTTTCAGTATAAGGAATGGTTTGAACGTAATTAACTAATTCAACAAAAGGTTGGTGCATAGATAAAAAACGATTAACCATATATGGATTAAAGGACTCTTTCTCTTTATCCGAGAAGGAGTCCCAATCTCGCTTTTTACCTGTTAGTTCCTTTAACCAATCAAATAGTGTCATAATCTTCTCTAATCTCAGGTGGCAAGGTATCTTTTAAAATTTTACCTGTAGCACCATCATAGAAGACTGGGATTGGGAGTACGGCATCTTCATTTCCTCCTGTAATAAAACGAGATACTTTACGGAGTACAAATCCTTGTTTAAAGAGTTCACCTCCAGATCCATTAGGAATCATTGTAGTTTTACCCAATTCAATTTGGGGTTGAGTTGTTATTTCAGATTTTTTCATAATCTATTTCTTTAATTTCGTTACAAAAATAATATAAGTTTTCTTTTTTTAAGACGGTGTCACAATGCCAATACTGTTTAAGTATTTCAGCATCTAATTTTTCAAATTCTCTTACCGTACGATACAATAGGAATTTTCTATCTCCAAATTCTATGAT